ATTCGCTTCGTAAATGCGAGACAGACGCTTCAAATACGCTTCTTGCGGAGGAGTATCTTGTGAGTCTGTTTAAGATTGTATCAACGGTAAATACATGCAAGTCGGCGCCACTACCCCCATATCTTGTAAACATGGTTGATTTTCTTCAGACAACTCTGGCTAAGCCTAAATCAGACACGCCTGGATACACCATTAAATCACGATTCAAGATTATGGATATTATTGATAGGCTACCCAATTAAATATAAATATGTATCAGTTTTCTATTTTTCACAAGGACTTATGATACAAGATTTTTTACATATTTTATCGCAAAAAAATGAAGCCGTGCCTCTTTTGCAATGAACTTAAAAAGAAACAATGCCACGAAAGCCCCCGCATTCCCGGACAAAGCGTCCTACCAAGAAGAAGCCACAGACTAGTGACGATGATAGTAGTGTTGACAGCAAGGGCAATCTCCGAAATTTCATTGATTACGACTACGACGAGGAGACGGACTCGGCATACACAAGCAGCGAATCCGAGGCCCCACCACCCGTTCGTAAGAATACGCGCCCTAAAAGGAAAGCAGCTATTAAGGCAGAAATGAAAATGCGTCGTGGCTCGATTTCTTCAAGTGATTCGGAGGAGGAACGTAAGGCCAAGAAGAAGCCTTATACTCGTGAAGATTTAAAAAAGAAGGTGGCTGTCAGCGACGAGGAAGAGGAGCCCAAGGCGAAGCCGAAGAAGAAGCTTATTAAGGTAGCTGATAAGGAAAAGGCGGCCAAGTTAAAGAAGAAGAAGCAGATGGTTATTGAATCATCTGATGAGGAAAGTACGGCTGTAGAGGAATCGATTGAGGATTCTGATGACACAGATGACGAGGACAACAGTGATGATAGTGACGAGGAGGAGGCAGAGGATACTGATATGGAGGATGAGTCGGACTCAAGAAAGCCTCATATTGGTTTGATGATTAGCGGTTTTGGTGCTCCTGCAAACGACCCAAATGTGCCCAAGAAATACAAGATGAAGGACCAACCACAGGTAGTCAAGCGTTTTGTAAAGTTGGTGCAAAAGGAGTCAGAGGAGGGTGAGCAGGGACAAAACATTGATACAGACATCAAGTATTTCAAGGCCCTACCCGAGTCAAAGCAGAACATCATCATTGAAAAGATGGAGCGCAAGTTCTCTATTGACGATGAGCAGGTCCCCCTAAAGTTTAAGCTGCTTGAGAAGGCAGTTCCCCCATCAATTGAGAAGATTGCAATGTCCAAGTATCACGCACTTTCAAATATGGAGCCCAGTTCATCAGAATACTATAAGTGTTTCAACTGGATTGAGGGGTATGCAAATCTTCCCATTGGTGTCTATCGCGACCTGCCTGTTAAACTGGATGATGGTGCCGAGGCGTGTGCTGCCTTTGTAACTCAGGTGCGCAATAACATGGACGCCGCGATTTATGGCCAAGATGAGGCCAAGCTACAGATTCTTCAATTTGTAAGTGCGTGGATTGCAAATCCTAAGGGCCAGGGCAATGTGCTAAGCATTTATGGTCCAATGGGTGTTGGCAAGACAACCCTTGTAAAGGAGGGGGTTGCTAAGGCACTTGGGCGTCCTTTCCATTTCATTTCACTGGGTGGTGCAACGGATGCGTCTTACTTGGATGGCCATTCCTACACATACGAGGGTGCAACGTGGGGCCGTATTGCGGATATTCTTGCACAGTCTAAGTGTATGAATCCCATCATCTATTTCGACGAGTTGGACAAGATTAGTGAGACACCCAAGGGTGAGGAGATTATGAATCTGCTAATCCACATTACCGATGGTTCGCAGAACGATAAGTTTCAGGACAAATACTTCACGGGTATTGACCTGGACCTTAGTCGCTGTCTATTCATCTTCAGCCACAATAACCACGAGCGCGTAAATCCTATCTTGCGCGACCGTATGTATAATATCAAGGTGGACGGATTTAATCTAAAGGAGAAGCTTGTTATTGCCGAGCAGTATTTGATGCCAGGTGCCCTCCGTGACGTGGGTCTTCACGAGAAGGTATCTGTAAGCAAGGAAATTGTTCAGTATATCATCGAGAATCACACGGGTGATGAACGTGGCGTCCGTGAGCTCAAGCGTTGCATGCATACCATTATGAGTAAGCTGAATCTGCTACGTTTCTACAACGACCCCAAGCAGGTGCCCTTTGCTATTCCCGAATTCCAACTGCCATTTACGTTGGAGAAGAAGCACATCGGCTTATTTCTGAAGAAGAAGGAGGGTATGGACCCCAGTATTGCGCACCTGTATACGTAAACCCATTGTTTATACAAATAAATATCAATATTTTTTCTATGCCGGTATAAGGAGTAACTAATTATTATAATTAATATGGCCACAAAAAAACCATTTCGTAATTGTTATTTATCCAGAACAAACACACCATTAAATATTTCACCAAACAGTGAATCGCCTATGATGCTACACACACCTTCATTAGCGCGCGTATCATTAAATAGACCCGATATACATCAAGAAATCGTAGCTAATTATATACAATATAGCAATAATTACTGGACAAAGGTAAATGTTAGACAGCGCGCCTATTTAGAAGAACAACGACAAGAGAAACTTGAATTAGCAATTCAAAGGCGTGCAGCCTATGAAAATTTTTCACCAAAAGAAGTCCACAGGCTGATACCAACAGCTCCGCACCCTAATACAAGAGCTCCGTTGGCCGCGGTTGATGTTGTATTAACACAAGTATCGCCAAAATCTACCTGGCATGAATTATGGTCTTGTATTAAACCATCACATTAATTTATATTTTATAAAATGTATTGACATGGAATGTCATTATATTATATCAAATATGTAATTATACCCCACCCTATTTAACACATTTGAATGTGGTGTTATTTCTTCTTTTGCCTGGTGGACAGATTTTCACACAGCGTTTTGTCTTGGGGTTAAGTTCCTTTCCAGCGGGACATGTTTTGACTGCTACAGCAGCCGGCGCTGCCTTATCGGCTACACATTTAAATGCTGCATCGCGCTTTTTTCCTGGAGGACATAGGTTCACGCAGCGTTTTGTCTTGGGATTGAGTTCCTTTCCAGCGGGACATGTTTTGACTCCTACAGCCCCAACAACAGGTGCAGCAGCCGCTTTATCGGCTACACATTTAAATGCTGCATCGCGTTTTTTTCCTGGAGGACATATGTTCACACAACGTTTTGTTTTGGGATTGAGTTCCTTTCCAGCAGGACATGTTTTAACAGCTGCAGGTTTGACGCGCTTCGATGTTTTACGTACTGCCTTTGCACGTGGTTTAGGTACACCCAATGAATCAGCAGGTGGAACCCACGCCAGCTTGTTTGCCCATGGCTGGCCCAATCTATAGGCCATAAACGCATTATGAACAACGGCGGGCGCGCCATTGGGATTTTGGTCTTTATTATTTAAAAATTCGTATGTGTTTCCCCATGAGCCTATACCGCACTCCTTATTCCACATTTTACAAATACGCCCGCCGCGGGGAAATGTCAGAAAACTTTTCAACATCTCTTTTATTTCAGGTGTCAAAGTATAATAACGATACATTTCATATAAAAGCTGTGTTAAGTCGCGACGACGTAATGCACAATATTGGAATCGGGTCATATTACAGTCAATTTTGCGCTGCCCATATGTAATGCAAGAAAACCCAAAATCAATCAAGCATGGTTGGTATACTCCACCCACATTACGAACCATGATGTTATCAGATTTAAAGTCGCGATGATTAAATTCCAATGAATTATATAACTGATTCAAAATTGAACCAATTTTATAAAGCATTTCGGCAATGATTTGCGAGGCAACAGGTGCTGATTTGCCTGTTAGCCCGTGTTGCCAAAAATTTTGCAGTGTCATGGGAAGCCGTTCGGAAAATAAATAACATGTTTTAAAAGGCGGGTTATAGCCCACGTCGTATAAAATTGGGGCAAAGGGGCCTTTTAAGCCACCAGCTTTAACGGAGTGTTTGGTTTCTTCAATAATAATAATCTGGACAATTGCCTCTTTTACAACATCTCTTATACCAGTATCTGCAATGTATTTTACAATGTATTCTTTTGGGTCACCGGCTATACTGCATGCAAATACTTCCCCATATGAACCTGCTCCAAGTCGTGCCCCTTTTAAATATTCTACAACGGAACCATCGTAACGTGTTACATTAAACGAGTTTTTCATAGAGTCATAAGTGACATTTGATATAGATTTTAAAAAATTAGCCGGAACAATCACACTATCCGCTTTGTTATCAATGGACCACCCAAGGCCATAATGCCGTAAATCAAGCATCCCCTACTAATTCTACAGTAATTTTGAAATCTACAAATAATATTTGCAGTTTTCATTGCATTTCATCCCATAGCAGCTCGTTTCAAATCTAAAACGTAGGCATCCCAACAGTTAGCTCTTTCAATGAGGGAGTCTCAAATCCCATCGACTTTAAGAAACCTCCAACCATTTGTGCCATTGCTTGCGGTTCGTTTGCTACAACTGGTGCAACCGTATTAGAAACAGCAGTTACAGCTGCAGAGGCGGCGGCAACCTCTTCGCCACCCTTCAGAGCAATTTCTTTAACGACATGCTTGACATCACTTGTAAACATACCGAGCACTTCGCCACCGTGCATATAACCATTGGTCAGAAGCCACACAATAAATGCCCCAACAATAGAGCCGGAACCAAACACCTGCACCATTTCGCCTTGCTCAGGTAGCTTGGATGCCGAAGCACTTGTATAACCGGCTAAAATTACAACGGCAATAATACCAATTATAATTGCACCCACAACAATCGTTACTACTTGATTCATCCGTATTAGAATAGGTTGTTAAAAATTCGGCGTTTTTACTCATTCCAAAATCTCGTCAACCGCAAGCAATTGTTCAGAAGAGCCGGGTGCTTCCAGATTAGTTACATCCGCGTCTAAACTCAATGGTGCAGATGTTTCCTCACGAATCTCAAGATGGGGGATTACGCCCTCTTCCAAGTCTTTTGGGACATATGCAAAAGATGCCACTTGTGATTTACTTTCGTCAAAATGCGTATCGTAATTATTAAAATGGACAGATGGCGCTGTGTCGATTACAATTTCCTCAGGCTCAACCGGCGCCGTCTTTTTTAGTATAGAAGGCGGGCTTTCAGGAGCCGTGTCATGTGCCACAGGTTTAGTTTCTAACTCGGGGATAGCTGCTGCTGGAATCTCTATTGTATCTTCCTTTAGGGTAAGTCCTTTCATATTATCACTTACATCAGATGGGGCTGATGTAGCACCCCCAACAGCAGCTTGAACCTGGGGGGCTTCAGGGGCC